CTTTACGATGCCTATGTGGCAACGCTGAAGCCGATTGATATCGACGCATCAAACACATTGGAAGAACTGCTTGAAGATGAGTGCGCCACTGGCGCTTGTCCAATCCGATAAAGGAAAAAATATGACACCTGAGACCTTCGGTATGTGGGCTTTCGCGTCATTGGCATGGGTGGTCACAGCAGGAATTGCTGTGGCCGCTATGTCTTTGGTCCGCAATCTTATGAACAACCATTGGATGGACCAACAGATGCACCTTCGGATGCTAGAAAAAATAGACAGTGGGGAACTAAAGATTGAAAATATTAACTAACTTTTGCGAGGCAGTCCGCCGCCAACGTAACACACAAGAAACCATCAAAGAGCTAAACAAACTAACCAATAAAGAACTCAAAGACATTGGCATAAGTCGCAATGAAATCAACCATGTCGCACGAAACCTGATTGAATTTCACAGAGCCGTGAGGGATCAGAATGAATAAAGCTACTTACCTATTACATATGGGAGAAGACATGGATGTTGCTGATGCAGCCCGTGTTTCATTTGCTAAAAAAGCATCCAATTATTCTGAAGAGGGTAACGAACGGTTGATCAAGTTCCTCGCGAGGGAGGGACACATCGCCCCTTTCGGTCACAACTATTTACGTTTCCACGTTAAGACCCCTGTGTTCGTGGCCCGTCAACTTGTGAAGCATAAGTTCATGCGGATGTCAGAAGTCAGCAGACGTTATGTCAAAAGCGATCCTGAGTTTTATACTCCGACCGAATGGAGAGCAGCCGCTGATGATGTCAAGCAGGGGTCTGTGGGTGTGAGTAAATCACAATACTTTCCAACTAGCTATTTAGGTCAGACACAGACTGAAGCTGTAGCCCGTTACCGCAAGATGATCGATCAGGGTGTCTGTGCTGAACAGGCCCGAATGATCCTTCCACTTAATATGTTCACAGAGTTTTGGTGGAGTGGTTCATTAGATGCCTTCTCTGACATGTGTAACCTTCGCTGCAAACCAGACACCCAGTTTGAAACAAGGGTCATCGCGCAGCAGATAAGCACTCAGATTAGAAAGCTGTTTCCGATTGCGTGGGCCGCTTTGGTTGATCCTGATCCACTAACCTCTATCAAAGAAGGGATATAATAAATGCCCGCAGACCTTAAAGAACGTGCTTCTGCCCACCAAGACTTTCCGCTTGATACCATCTCATTTATTGCGGCTCTGGACGAACTCTATCCTCACAAATGCCTTACGGCAAATGAAGATATAACACTGGCTCATCGCTACGGCGCTGTCAGAGAGTTCATCGATGAGCTTGTTTCTCTAAGTAGTGATTACGTTAACGGTGATCTAGATGATTAGAATGCTAGAGCGGGATGATATCCCAACGGTCCTCCTGAAAGGGAGGGCCATGCATGAGGAGTCTCCCGTATTCAACCCATCAAAATACGACGATAAAAAAGTCGAAGCCCTCCTGATCCAATCGCTGGAAGACAACTACAATGTCTGTGTGTTGGTTGCGGAGGATGACGGCCAGATTGTCGGCGGGATCATCGCTATGGCATTTGAGGAATTTTACGGCCCTGAACGAACCTCCGCTGATCTAGCTCTATTCATAGACAAAGATAAGCGCGGCGGTCTCACGGCTGCACGATTGATAAGAGCATACGAAAAATGGGCAAAACTTGTTGATGTAAGCACAGTCACGCTCGGCGTGTCTACGGGAATACACCCGTTGCGAACATCTTCTTTATATAAAAAATTAGGCTACGGAGACGCGGCCTACTCATATCGAAAAAGGATATAACATGTGCGGACCATCTACAAAGCCAGCACCAACACCCCCGCCCCCAGCACCGCCGCCACCAACACCGACGGCGGCTACGCCCAGCGCCACAGGACTACCTGACGCGGGCGCTTATTCACAGGCGATGCTTGGTAAGAAAAAAGGCCAATCAATTCGAAGCCAGTTACGAATTCAATTAGGATCAGGCGGCACCACAAGTGTCGGTACTGGTGTTAATTCTAACAACTAATAAGGGTTTAAAATGGCAGAGACAGCAAAAGCCCGATATGAACTAATGAAGCGGAAGCGTGACCCATACCTCCGCCGTGCGCGGGATTGCGCGGCTCTGACCATTCCCGCACTTATGCCGCCAGAGGGACACAACAGTCACGATCTGATGCCTGAACCGTATCAAGGTTTGGGCGCAAGGGCGGTGGTCAGTCTGGCCTCACGCTTAATGATTGCGATGTACCCTCCCGGCAAACCTTCGTTCAAGTTAGATATACCACCAGAAGTCCGTATGAAATCGGGCGAGATGGCGGTGAGTTCTGACGTGACGCAGGGATTAGTTCTATCGGAACATTTAATTCAAAGCGAGATTGAGCGTAAGCAGTGGCGTCGTGCTACTAACCAAGCGATCCAATATTTATTGGTCACTGGGAACTCTCTCGAACTAATGCAACCAGACAACACCATTCGTGTGTTTCGCTTAGATCAATACTGCGTCTCAAGAGATCAGCAGGGCGTGGTCAAAGAGATCATCACTGAAGAGTACCTATCACCTGAAGCTTTACCAGAGAAAGCGCAGGCGTTGGTTTCGGCGGATGATTTCAGTCAGAACAATGTGCCACTCTATACGCACGTTAAGATTGCTAAAGATGGTGAAAGCTATGATGTCTATCAAGAGATCAATGGAGCCAAGGTAACAGACAGTCAGGGCAACTATAAGGTTCTTCCTTATAACGCCTTACGGTATTCTACAGTTATCTCTGAGGACTATGGCCGTGGTAAGGTGGAAGAACATCTTCCTGACATCCGCACAATCGATGCGCTTTCAAAGTCTATGATTGATGGCGCGGCGATGGCTTCACGGAACGTCACAATGATTAGACCCAACGCGGCGGGTGGTCTCAACCTTCGTCGTCGATTTGCTAAGGCAGACAACGGCGACATCATTGTTGGTAATCCAGAAGACGTTGTGATGCTTCAGTACCAGAACAACAGTGGTATGCAGTTAGCAGCACAAGAGTTGGAACGTCAGACACGCGAAGTGTCTCAAGCGTTCCTCATGGGTGCTGCTACAGTCCGTGACTCTGAGCGGACAACTGCGTTCGAAGTTCGACGGATGACAGAGGAACTAGAAGGTACACTGGGTGGCGTCTACAGTCAGCTAAATGCTGACATGCAGCAATCACGTCTGAGCCGTGTAGTTCTTCAAATGAAGCGCAGCGGTCAGCTACCTGATTGGCCTGATGATATGATTGAACCTGTTATCTTGACAGGTCTTGAAGCTCTAGGTCGTGAGCAAGACATTACTCGCGTTCAGACAGCCCTCCAGTTCCTGCAAGGTATGCCACCAGAAACGCTCACATACGTTAAGTTTTCTGAGCTACTCGGTAAGGCGTTCTATGGTCTCAATCTTCCAGACGCTGTGCGTTCTGAAGAAGAAGTCCAGCAAATCAAACAGCAAGAACAGCAACAAGCTGCAATGCAACAGGGCGCACAGGCGATGGCTGGTGCGGCTGGTCAGGGTGTCGGCGCACAAGCAGCCGCCGCTATGGCACAACAACAATAAAGGATCGACATGTCTATTGAAGCACCACAAATTGGATCAGAAGATTACAACGCGCAGATGGCCGACAAGTTTCGGAACCAACCCGCACCAACAGACGATCTACCTGAAGCCCCTCCCGCTCTTGAGATACCAGAGGGGGGTCTGGAAAAGTTCTATAATACAGAAACTGGAACGTATGATTGGCAGAACCACGCTAAAGAACTTGACTATAGGTTAAACGGTAAGCCCGCTGAAAAGGATGCTTTATCAGAACCAGAAGCTGTTGAAGAGCAAGCAGAGGTTAATGATATTGTAACGTCTGCGGGTCTTGATCCAGCAGAGCTACAAACGCAGTTACAAACGAATGGTACACTTAGTGAAGAAGCGTTTGCTGCTCTAGCTAAAGTGGGCCTGAGTAAAGAACTGGTTGATACCTATGTTGAGAACTTTGTGTTCCGTCAGGAAGCACAGATTAACGAGGCAACAAACTATGCGGGTGGTCCTGAAGGTTGGGAGCAGCTTTCCAACTGGGCGGTCAACAACATGCCTGAACAAGAGGTCGCACGTTATAACGAACTGTTAGGCACGGGTGAGTGGAAGGTCGCAATTGACGCTCTACGCGCACGTCAGACCTCATCGACAGGTGAGCCACAGCTTCTTAACGGTTCTGGTATCACGGGTACAGGAACTTCAGGTTATCGTTCTAAATCTGAAATGAAGGTAGACATGTCTAATCCAAAATATTCAACCGACCCCGCGTTTCGTCAGGATGTTATGCGGAAAATGCAAAGCGCCACATGGGATTTGGAGTAATTATGCCTAAAAAAGGTCTATACGCTAATATGAATGCACGGAAAAAGGCTGGCACTTCTCGACCAAAGAAGTCGTCAACCGTTACACCTAAAGCTTACAAGTCTATGAAAGCTGGTTTTCCGAAAAAGAAATAGAATTTAGGGGGCTTTATGCCCTCTATTTTTTTGCACTTACAGGCTGTTCCTGCCAAGAGTAATTCGATATGCCCTCGTGTTGCTCTGCAAAGTGAGGCTTAAAGAGGACGGCAATCCTCTAAAGTTTCACGCCATAAAACTGATTATAAATTAGACCCGCTACGGTGGACAATCATATTTAGAAAAGACCTTTAAGGCACCTAAACCTTTAAATCTTATTCCTTATATTGGAGACGTAAAATGGCCTTTGGCGATTTATCTAGTCCCGTCCGCTTTGGTAAGGGTCAATCCGATCCCGTAGACAACCGCGCTTTAATGCTCGACGTTTTCGGTGGTGAAGTATTGACCGCTTTTGACAGCGCAACGGTTACCCTCGACAAACACACAATCAAATCACTTTCTGGTGGAGCTAAGAGCTATCGCTTCCCGAAAAGCTGGCTTGCATCAGCAGAATTCCACACTCCGGGGCAAGAGCTTCTGGGTAACGATTTCACCACTGGTGAGACATCAATCAACGTAGATGACATTCTTGTGTCTCACTACGCGATTGCTGATTTGGATCGTATCCTGTCACACTTCGACATGCGTTCAATCATCTCAAAAGAGATGGGCCGCGCACTTGCAAAAGTGTTTGACCAAAACGTATTCCGTCAGCTTTTGCTTGCGTCTCGTACAGCAGCATCTGCACCATTTCCTGGTGGTACTTCCACAGCCGACGCTGCACTAGCTGCAAACGGTAGCGGTGTATATAATGGTATCGATTGGATCGATGCTATTCGTGAGAACAACATCAAGCTGTTTAACAAAGACGTTCCTGAAGACATGCCACGTTATTTGGCTGTTAAGACAGAAGTCTTTGATGCGATTAAATATGCTAAAGACTCGAACGGTCAGTACCTGATCCTGAATCGTGATTTTGGCGCAGACGCTGCTGGCGGCATTCAAGCCCGTGCAGATCAAATTGTCATCGACGGTGTTACAATTTGTAAGTCTCGCAACATCCCATCTACTGATGAATCATCAGCGGCTGGTGTGTACAGCAAGTACCGTGCTGACTACTCAACAACCGAAGGCGTCATGTGGTGTCCACAGGCTGTAGCCACAGTTAAACTGTTGGATATCAGCATGGAAACTGAACGTGACGTTCGTCGTTTGGAAGACTTCATGGTCTCCAAAATGTTCGTCGGTCACGGAACAATGCGTCCAGAAATGGCGATTGAATTTAAGACTGCATAAGTCTTTTTAAATTAAAACGTAGGGGCATCTACTGAGCTAATCGCTCGGTGGGTGTCCCTTTTTTTTAGGAGTTACGAGCTATGCTCACCAAACTAGACGCAGTTAACATCATCCTAAACGTGATCGGTGAGACGCCCGTATCTTCTTTGACTTCGGGACTACCTGACGCGGAAGCGGCTGAGACAAAACTAAATTCAACGATTATGGAAGTGCTGGCTAAAGGCTGGCAGCAAAATACTGAGACTTCGATCTACATGTTCCGTGATTCAAACAATGAGATCAACGTACCAAGCCAGTATCTCCGCGTTGATACAACACAGCAAGACAAAGAGATAAACATCACCGTCAGGAAACAGGGTGGAAAGCGTAAACTATTCGATCTACGCTCATACACTTTTACTTTCACCAAAGACCTATTGGTTGATGTTCTGATTGAAATTGAATTCGAGGCTCTTAACTTTGAGCTACAAAATTATATTGCCTTCCGCGCCGCACGAAAGTTCCAAGAGTCCGCAATGGGTTCTGCAACACTGGACTCATTTGCTGGACGCCAAGAGCAAGAAGCATACGCGGCATTGCTAGACGCAGAGGCTGAAGGTGAGGACACAAACATCCTCCGATCTTCCGCCCACGTCTATTACGCAACGCACCGCAATTCACCAATGTCTGGGAGATAATTCATGGGTAAGCTGGTCGAGCAGTCGATTAAAACTTTGTACCAAGGTGTTTCACGCCAGCCTGACCCTGTACGTCTACCGGGCCAGATGGAGGAAGCAGATAATGTACTTGTCTCCGTCGTAACTGGCGGTTTTGAGTCCCGCCCATCAAGCCGCCACATCGTTAATCTAGCGGGTATGGGTGCAGCGGACGATCCTGCTGTGTATGCTTATAGCCGCGACAACGTAGAGCAGTACGTCATTATTATTAATAACGGTACTTTGAGTGTTTATGATTTAGATGGTGTGCCACGCACAGTTAATACGCCTAACGGTCTTGGATACCTTGCTGGACTAACGTCACAGGACGTATCGTTTGTGACTGTTGCTGATTACACAATCATCTCGAACAGAACTAAGACCGTCACGATGACGCCATCAACTTACGTCGATCCGTATAAAGCTTTGATTAACTGTCGTACAACTAACAACAACACGGCATATACAATCTCAATAAACGGAAGCGTTGCGTGGTCTAGAACAGTTTCAAACGCTCTAAGCTCTACAGAAATCCAAGACGATATCTATAACAACATCACCCTGCCCGCTGGTTTTACTAAAACAAAACTTGATCAGACAGTTCTGATTGAGGGTAATGCAGCGTTCACAATTTCACATACAGGCTCTGGTCCTAATTTTGGACCTTGGACTATGGCAGAGGTTGTTGGTCAGCGTGAGTATCTCCCCTTGGCTGCACCAGAAGGATACCACATCCGTGTAGGTGCCAACGTCGATGGTGAGGATTTTGGATATTGGGCTGACTTCAGCGCAGCGGAGGGTGGATGGACAGAAAGTTCTGATCCGTATGAGGATAACGCCTTTGCTCCAGACACCATGCCACACTGGCTAATCCGCGAAGCTAACGGTTCCTTCACGTTCAAACAGGGTGAATACATTGACCGCCTTGCTGGTGATATTGAAACGGTTGCCAACCCAGACTTTGTAAACAACAAGATTACAGCGTTGGTGTTCCACAGGAACCGTTTAGGTTTTGTATCTGGTGAAACAGTGTTCTTTAGTCAGTCTGGTAAATACTTTACCTTCTGGCCCGACTTCAGCACACAGGCATTAGATAGTGACGGCTTTGGTTTAACAGTATC